CCCTTCAATAGATCAATGTTACCTTCCTCGATAGTCCACATGTTGATGCCACGGTTTTGCCACTCTATAGTCATCAAGTTCATGGATCGACGGGCAGTACGCAGGTCATAGCCAGAACGCATCTCACGTCCAGCTCTCTCCCACGCCTCTTCAGCAATCTCGGTGAAATCCATGTCGAACGCTGTGCTATTTGATGTAGCCATTATTTTCCCCATCCTGATTTAGCTGTAACTTTAGCTTTCTTAGCTAGATCGCCGTAATGGAACAATCTTACACTGCTTTTACTATGAGTTTTACCTGTGTGAAGAGAGCCGTCAGCCATTTTATGTAGGCCGCCCTTATGCTCTTTACCGTCTTTTTTATAATGCTTAACGCCCATACCCATGGCTACTTCCTCCGCTTAGCAGGAGACACTCTACGTGGCTTACCCGCTGGTTGTCCTAGTCGATTCTTCTCGGCTATCTTACTCTTCTTCTCCGCACTAGACATCTCACCTGAGGTCTTTGGCGTCTTGGAAGATACACGCTTAGAAGGACGGCAGTAAGGAGTACCCCTACCCTCGCCTTTCTTTCTACCACAAGCCTTGCCGGTCTTAACGTCTTTCCAATCTTCCTTGAACCAACGCTTTAGAGACGCACCCTTCTCGGTTTTACGTACTCCACCGCCAGACTTATAATACCTACGCATTACTTACCAGCCTTCTTCTTTCGACATTTAGCAATAGCCCCAGACGCGTACGCAGAAGGGAAGACCTTGTAGCTGGCCTTCACCTTCTTATAGCACGAATCCTTTACGGTGCCGCCTTTAGCAAACTTCTTGTCCTTAGGGCAGCCGCAAGAGCTTGTTTTATAGTAGCTACGCATTAGCGCATCTTACATACTTTGCCACCACGTGCCATACCGTAGCCTCGAACTTTACCGCCAGCCATCTTGTTCGTAGCTGCACGTTGCCCTCGCTTAGGCTTATCAACCTTACCACCATCCATCATCTTCTTAGGTGGACTAGGGAGGTTACCCATCATGGCTTTCTTCGCCTTGGCGTCGTACGCTTTCTTTTGCGCGGGGGTTAACTTCTCATAGTCCGCGTCTTTCATTGGTTTAAACTTATCCACATTATTCTCCATCTGCTTGGTCATTTGCGACCGTGATATAGTCATTAGCGCATCTTGCAAGTTTTGCTGCGTGCAGCGATGCCATTGCCTCGTACAGTCTTACCACTCATAAAGCCTTTAGGCTTCTTAATTTTGGCCTTAGACTGTTTAAGTTTAGGTAACTTATTCTTATTGTTCATGTAGTCGGATAGGCTCTGGCCCGGCTTTAGATCTTCTTTATACACTGCCGCCATCTTCTTACCGTTCTTACTGTAAAACTTAGACCCAGCTTTCTTAGCCTGTGCGATAGTCTTATATTGATTCCACGAAGGTGTGGAAGTACTTTGGTCAGATTTAGCCTTAGGTGGAGCCTTAGACACTGGAGCATCTACAGTAGCACGCTTTACCGCAGCAGTTTTCTGATTATTGGCAGAGGTGGTTACTTTCTGGTTAGCGTCCATCTTAGCGTTGTCACGCTGCATCTTACCTAAGTTAGTGCCTTTACCTTCAACCGCTTTAGGCTGGGCTTTAAAGTTGCCAGTCGATTTCTTAGCAGTTGGCTCCTTGGCAGGTGGCTTCTTGTAGTCAGACGCTATTGAATCACTAAGTGCGCCCCCTACTTTAGGTATACCAACTGCGGCAGCCGTAGTGGCGGCACCTGTACCAATTCGTCTACGTCCGCTACGAACTGCACTAAGAGTAGGTTTATTACCCCTTGGGTCATTTTTTGCTCGGTTTTTCGCGCCCTTCGGTGTTTTGCCAACTGTGCCTGATACTTTTTTCTCAACAGCTTGCGCTTTCTTTACCGCACCCTTGCCGAACTTTTTAATTGCCTGCGTAATACCCATCCGGGCTATCGCAGCTATGATTGGTAGTGCCATTTTAACATCTCCAGCGCTTACGCGCCTGTCTTAGTCGTGAATTAGGGTCTTTCGCTGCTTTAGGGAACTTCTTCATCTGCCCTGCGGAACGTGCGCAATAAGACTTACGTCTAGATGCGCGTTTTCCTTTAGGCTTATCTTCCGTCACAGCCGTTTTTAATTTACTGCCGGGGTTATTCTTTCGGTACTTCGCTACACCTTTAGCGGTCATGCCCGCACCGGATTTGGTAGAACGTTTGTCGCCGCTCTTCTGGCTCATCCCCTTCATACCGGTGCCGACTTCCCCACCTGTTTTGTAGTACCTACGCATTACTCTAGCTCCAGAAGAACGTCATAGCAGTTATGTTAGTTTTATTTTGCAGCCATATCTCGTTTTCAAAACGAACACCGTTACCCGGAATGTTTATCGAGTGAGTGTCCCCTACAGCGAAAGTAATATCCAAAAGATTGGCACCTCCATCGCCATCCTTCAGGATAATTCTAGGGGAGCCAGAGGCCGCAGCTTTTATCATCAACTGACGTAACCGCGCAGGGCCACCGCTAACTGAGCCGGTGGATTGGGTTCTCTTACTTATAACATCTACTTTTTGAGACATATCACCCTCCTAGGATAAAAACACAGTAACGGCTACTACGTCTGTCATCGCAGATATACGTATGTTGTCCTTAAACCGTATGCCGTCCGCAGGTATGTTTACGGAGTGAGTGTCACTCGTGGTGAGATCCAGATCCAGTAGAGTAGGGCCGCCGTTACCGTCAGTAAAAGTCAGTCTGGGAGTACCACTAGTACCAGTCTGAACTTCCACCTGACGTAGTCGGGCCGGCCCCTGAAAGGATATCGCCCCAGTAGCATTTTTACGTACTGCAAATACATCTGAGCTAGACATACGCTACTCCTTATGTGTTAGAGTTATCTGCGCCTTCATTCTGCAAGTACTCAACAACTAACGTACCAATACCTGTACCAGTGTTAGTGTTAGTAACAACAAGACGTATATCAGAAGTACCTACGTTGAGCCAAGACTTGTTCCGAGGAACAGAAGTGCCGGGCGCGATTTCCAGTAGGCCAACAGTACCGCCAGCTTGGTTAATAGGAGAGAAAGTATCACCTGCATTCTGGTCGCCAATACCAAAGGTAGCAGCAGCGCCGTTCCAAATTGTAGTGCGGAACACATACATTCTGGTGATTAAAGAGTTAGCAGGAATAACGATGTCAGAGGTAAAAGTAGTAGCAGTCTGCTTAACGATCCCAGTCTGCATTACATTAACTGAACCTACGTTACGCAGTTCACCGACAGTAGTGCCAGTAGTGTTTTGAATTGTTCCGGCCTTGATTGGGCCTGAAAATGTAGTTTGTCCCATAATAGTTCTCACATGTGAGTTATGGCATATCTGTCTACATGTCGTCAGTCGGGTCTGTCAGATACGCCGAAAATTTTTTCCCGAAATACAAACATATCACAGTGTGTGGCTTTATGTCAACCATAAAAAAGGGGGCCGAAGCCCCCTTAGTACAACTTGTTACTACGCGATTAAGCGCCCGGAGATCCGAAGACACCCAGTGGGTCAGAAACGCCGAATGAATAGCGCTCACGAGCCTTGTAACGGCTGTTGCCTGTATCGAAGTCGCCGTCCATAGAAGTAGCCATTGGGCTACGAACGAAGTGCTTCAGGCCATTAGGGATGTCAGTAGTCAAGAACCAGTTGTCTGTATCAGTCAAGTAGTTATTGATAGTGTAACCCTGTGGTACAACACCGTTGCTCTTAATGGCGTTGAGATCGTTATCAGCAGTGCCTACGCGACCTTCAGTCTCCAACAAACGAGTAGCAACGAATTGCAGGTTTGGTGGAATGATTAGCTTCTTAGGCTTAGCAGCGATCAGGAGGCCACGCTCGTCAGTCCAGCCAGCGATCTGAATAACAGCAGCTTCCAAAGAAGTTTCGTTAAGATCAGCAGCAACGGCTGGTTCGTTAGAGTTAGTGCCGCCGCCAACCAATGGGTGAGCAGTAGAACAAAGTGTTTGACCATCACCGTAAGTGGTACCAGCAAAAGCGTTGTTCAGGATGTCTGCGGCTTTAACCTGCTTAGTGTAAGCCATCGCACGAGCAAGCGCTTTAGTATAACGAGATGACAAAGAGTCATACAGGTTATCTTCAATTGCTTCTTCAGTGATAGCGAAACCCATAGCTACAGTTTCGTGAGTGTAACGAGCAGTGAATGCTTCTTGCGCGTTATCGTACTCAATTGCTGCACCTTCCGCCTTAGTTGGGGCAGAGCCAAAACCAGACAGCTTAGTTTCTTCTTCAAAAGAACGGTCAGAGGTTTCAGTCTCGAAAATCTCTTTGTGCTCTTCGCCATATTTTGCGTACTCTAAACCGAACAGTGCGTTCAGGCCGGGTAGCAATTCTTTTAGTAATTGACTTCTTGAAATAGCCATTAGTTATTTCTCCTATTATGACGTTACATCGCCGTTGGCGAATGCGTGGTATGAATTGTTGAACTTAACGAGGACGTCTGTGAAAGCATCGCCGACAGCAGATTGTCCAGCACGAGTACTAAAACCAACAATCTTAAATCCAGCGGTAGTATCTTTAGAAGATGCGTCAAGAGCCAGAATAGATTTACCAGTAGTAGTATTAACATCATCCGTATCAGGAGTAGATGCAAAGAACGTGTTCTGCCCAAGAGCAGTTTGAGCGACAGTGTTATCGCACTGAGCTTGGAAAGTAACGCCCGGATCAGTTACGACGAACGCAGTAGCGTTAGCAGTGTTAGCAGGGAAGAACTGAGAGAAGATCAACTGACCTTCGCTGTTTACGTACTCACAACCAACAAATACACCCAGAGCGCCTACGTTAGTAGCGCCACCGAAGTTGTTAGTGTTGTTAGCAGAGCCGGTATCTTGAGATAGCTCAACGAAACCTGCGTTTAAAAATACAACCGAACCATAACCAATGTTGAAGTTATGTGCGGAGGCTTTAACTGGAAAAGCATCACGGGCGCCCGCGTAGGGAGTTCCGTCAGCCTTTCGTACGGGAACAAGCCCGTATGGGGAAGCTGTAGTAGCCATTATTATATACCTTATAAAATTTTAGTTTAGTTACCCTTTACCAAAGGTAACTTTCGATTTCCTATCATTAAAGATAGGCATTCTCGGATCATTTTCTCGCATCAGATTGCTGTCAACAGATTGAATCTGAGCCGTAGACTGCTGTCTATAGTAGTCATTTCGCTCGTCAACCATCTCTTGAGCTGCCTTACAAAGAATCAGTCCACCAATTACCACGTTGTCTTTGAACCTTTCGTTTTCAATAGCGACAAGTGTTATCTCTGGGTGATCTGAAGCCTTTACTGGCTCCCAACCTTCACGAATTTTAGATGAGACGTTAGTAGCATCAACAGCACCTTGCGTACTTGTGCGAATCCAGCGAAATTTATATCCATCTTGTGGGATTGGAGAAGGCAAAACTTCTGGTCTTTTCCAAGCGGTCTTACGGATAGTCTTATCACGGGTTGTTACTTCACGATTAATTCTGTTCTCAGCCATTATACTTTCCTCATCTCTTCAGCAACCTTTTTGGCGTATAGCTCCAGTGGAACTCCGAGTTTCTTAGCGATAGCTACTTGTGTTTGCGTTAGGCGCACCTTTTTGGGTGCTGTGCTCCGCGACGCGGGGGCAACCACATTACTTCTTCGCTTA